GCGGAGGGATGCCCAATGGAGGAGGACAATGGGAAGACCAACGGGGCGACCGATTGACAACCTAGCCGGCACCAAGATGGTGAGCGGTGTGAAGGTTTCAAACGCATACGGCATCCTCCTTGACATCAGGGGTGATACTCTCGCACTGATGGCGGCGGCACTGAATTATGGAGCAGAACACAATGCCGAAGTCTGTGTCAGAATCAAGGGCCAGCAGCGGGAATTCACGTTGGCGGAGTTCGCGCAACGGCTAGGTTTCGCGACAGAGGATATGATGGGAGAAGATGGAGGGAACAGTGATCAACAACGTAAAGAGAAACGTCCAGTCGAAGCGAGTGACAGTCACGCTGCCGGATAAGGATCACGCATTCTTGGCCGCGCTCGTGAAGAGCGAGGGGCGCAGCGGCAAGCGCGTCAGCATTTCGGAGGTAGTCCGCGAGGCGGTTCATGAGCACGTCAAGCGCATCAAACGGCGCAGAGGGTAGGGTATCAGCACGGGCAGTGCTGGAGAGCGAACGCAAGATAGCAGGGCAGAATCCGTATCATTGGGGCCATGCCTACCTAGTTATGGAGGATGGCTTCACGTACTCCATCTTCAATCCTGAGAGATACATGTGGTATCTGTACGAACCGTTCGTGGAGATTGCGAAGCTGCGGACCCCAGGTGGGAAGCTCGTGGTGATGAAGTGCGTCCAGACTGGATGGACCTTCATGGCGGTCGTTAGCGCGTTCTGGTTCATGGACATCATGAGAGAACCTGTCCTGTACATGATGCCGACCGAGCATCAGCTCGGAGCGTTTGTAACGGCGCGATTCAATCCATTCATCACTGCTTCTCCATATATCGGAGAGGGTTTCAGTACAGACAGCGTTGGTCTCAAGATGGGCTGGGGGCAACCACTGTACTTCCGCGGAGCGCAGTCTCCCAAGAGTCTGATCGAGTTCTCCGTTGGTATGATCATTCACGACGAGAAAGACCAGATGGATCCCGAGGGGATTGCAGCATCACGCGGGCGCGTCCAGGGCATGAAGAGGAAATGGGAAGTAGCCATCTCGAACCCTTCGATCCCAGAGCATGGCATCGACATCGAATACAACGAAGGTTCACGAGCACAGGGTGCCTTGTGGTGTCCAGAATGCAATGAGTATGTCGTCCCTCAGTGGCCAGAGAGCGCGAACAGGAATCATCCATACACTCCGATGTGCCCAAGCTACGACCATGAGTTGGACAAGCTGAATGGTAAATGGATACATGAAAATCCGAAAGCTCCTTACAAATCGTACTCAATGTCTCATTTCTTGTCACCGACAGTATCCCCGATTGAAATGATCGATGAGTGGAATTCAATCTTCGGAGACCCGACGAAGATGCAGGCATTCTACAATCTGGGTCTAGGCCAGTCTTGGGCAGCAGCAGGAACGCGGGTTACTGATGTCTCAGACTTGCCGTCGATGGGCGAAATGGTTCCTTCCTACGACCGACAGAGCGTGATGGGCGTCGATGTAGGCTCTTTGCTCCATGTGGTCGTGAGACGCACATGGGGCGGCATCTTGTGGGCAGGAAACTTGATTGGGGACTCTCAGTGGGAAGAACTTGGGCGCATGATGCACGCATACAATGTCGAGCATTGTGCGATTGACGTTCGTCCGGAGACAACGAAAGCGTCGGACTTCGGGAAGCTGTTCCCGGGAAGGGTCACTCTGGTCGAGTACAACCCCAATCCTTTGACGAAAGACGGAGATGAGAAGTGGGGTGAGAAGAACGGGGTGCCTCTCTACACGGGTTTGAGGACACCGATGCTGGACAAGGCGATGGCACGGATTCTCACGAAGACGGAAGCCGTTCCGAGCAATCTGCCGACAGACTTCTGGGCCCACTTCCGTGCACCGTCGAGACAGTACGTGAAGAGAGCAGACGGGAAGGTGTACGTGTCCTACGTAAACACGAAACCAGATCACTTTTTTCATGCGTTCAACTACGCGGTGTTCGCCGGCGAGCGATACGAGGGATCGGACAGCGAGAGGATGCAGATCTTCAACCCGCGTGGAAGAGGCGGTAAGCCGAAAAGAGCGAGAGGGCCGCGCCGGCGGAAACATAGAGACCACGATGATGAAAAAGGAGAGGGACGATGAAACTGACAAAGGGAACGATACTGAGGACGCGTGGCGGATGGGATGCAGAAGTCGTGGCAGTGTCTGCATTGCATGATGGATTTTATGCAATACACCAGCCAGATACGGGACAAGCATCTGGACCGATATTTCACTGGCCTGACGGTACTGCCCACGCCGTACTCGCCGTCTACAATCCGCCAGTCTACAACGGACATCCAGCAGATCTGGAGATGGGGGAATACGAGCTATGAAGCCGAAGAGATGGCTGACGAAAAGCAAACTTCCCTGCTGCTGCTGTGGCAAGAACATGGCTAACCCGAAGGACGGAACAGCCTATCCAGGATTCAGCATCGATATGAAATGGTATACGCGGTGGCCGAGGGCAAAGCTGTACCAGATCGAATGGCTCGCGAAGCAGTTGGGCGCATTTGCGTTTCTACTGGATCCAGACGTGGAAGAGATCAACATCTGCCTGGAATGCCAGATGAAAGCTCATGGATTGTATCCAGAGCGGATTAAGCAGATACTGGGGGGAACGTTCAGATGAAATACATCAAGGCCATGGACGGGAAGGTGCTGTCGGTATCTCAACTGCTTCTACCGGCAAAGGGAAGGGATGAGAACGATGATCCGATATGGCGACTCAATCTAATCTCGGTTGACGGGATGCGCCGGCTCTATGCGAGCTACGATTCTGAGGAACTGGCGGAGGCTGTCTACGTGTATGCGCTGGGGTTCATTGAGAACGGGGATCACAGGCTGCTGCTCTTCGGAGAGAACGGAATGCCACGCCTGCTCTATGTCTTCGATTTGCGGGAGTTTGTATGGCCTGTCCCGGCACCGCGACCATTTGAGGAGGACGACAGTGACAGCGTTCGAGACACTGACGAATCTGGGTAAACTGTTCGGCTACATGGGCGTTGCCATGTTCTTGTTCCTGTCCGTGCTCGCTCAGGGGGCATACTGGTTCAAGGACCCACATATACGGATGAGGGATTTGCCGAAGCGCTGGCGGCTCCTGTCCACTGTGGGATTCTGGGAATGCGTGTTCTTCAGCACCGCAGGAGCTCTGTTTGTGGTGATCGCGCTCACGAGGGCTCTGTGGTGGTTGGTCGTAAATGGATGGTGAGGAGGACGGAATGGGGGCATCGAAGCAGGTTCGCAATGAGGTATTGGATCTCACGAGGAACTTCCTCACGGCGGTGAGGGACAGAAAGGACTGGCATCCATTCGGCCAACTCAGAGCGCGGCAGTCTAAAGCGGCGCCGAACATGCCAACGTTCTCAGAATTCAAGGTCTTGCGTTCGGATCCGATGAGAGGAAGGGATCCCGAAGTATGGCGAAGCGTGCTGGTCGAGATCCTGTTGGCCGGGAACGATCAGGTGAGACGGCAGACAGTGAATGGCAAGTTCATGGCCGTGAAGGAGTGCGACCGTGAACAGTGCGCGGCATGCGAGGGAACCGGCGTGACTGAGACTGATCGCGCTTGCTCGGTATGCGGCGGTGAGGGTGTGACAAAAGTCGATCCCCCGCGGGTGCCCACGAAAGGGACGGACACGTACGATCTCGACATGGAGAATGGACGGTGGGGCATCTGCCCAGCATCATTCGAATTCATTCCGGGGACACAAGAGCCAGTCGAATGAGTACAGACCGGATACGAGAACTGTCGCTCGAGACGAGTGGATGTACCGTGCGGAATATCGCGGCTTCCGGGCGTTCCGGCCCCGTCACGTTGGTCATGGAGCGTGGTGTTGTCTGGCAAGTATGGGTCGGCGAGCAGGGATCCGGCTTGCTGGTTTGGGAGGGGGGAAAGACGATCGTGCACGTGATCGCGAACGTCGGCGAGCCGTTGGTGCATGGATAGGAGGATGGGATGATCCACAGAATATGGAATTGGATTCGCAAACCGATGACAATCCATCAGTTCAATCTTGCGATGGCGCGAGCTGAAATTCTGACGCGGATGGACGGTCCTTGGAACGAGTCGGCATGAAGGACGACTTGCAATTCATAGCCTAAGTTGCTAGAGTAAGTGCGGAGCATTCGAGACGAGGCTCCTGGCCGGCAGAACGTCGGTCGGGAGTTTTTGTTTTGGGGCGGCCAGAGGGGGAGCGAATGGCCGATACAGCGATCGCGGCGGCGGAATTGGGTAAGCACGTTGACTATCAGCAGACAACCAAACCAAGGACGATGTCTGGGACTTTCATTGCTGACGATACCGATTACCACGCGATGGAACTCAACATGCGCACTCAGGGTGGCTTGACATACGGTGCTGAGAACTTGAGCGACAAGGACATGACGATCACTCTGTACGGCGCCTTCGAATCTGGCAAGGACGTAGCGACGGACACAGATGTCTTCGCAATCGACGACGTCGGGCTTGTGGTGGCGGCCGGCGAGACTGGCTACGAAGTGACTGGCGACAAGTTCCCCTACTACATCATCCGTTGCAAATTCGCAGCCGTGCCAAACGAATCAATCGTCACCATCTATGCGGCAAGCCGCGAGTCTTAGGAGGGCGCAATGGTCGGGAAGTGGCAACTAGATCGGTACGCGATCAAACCTGTAAAGACGACCATCGACCTCCATCAGGCGGCCGGGTCTTACGATCTGTTCACAGGTGGCGTGCAGGACTGCGCTCTTGAAGGACTCATGATCAAACTGCCCACGGGCATACCAGCTGGAACCTTGGCGAGCATCTCAATCCAGACGGACGACGCAACGCCGGCAGTGCTGATCAGTTCGACAACCGGAGCGGTCGGCAATCTGACATCCGAAGCGGTCATCTCTTGGACAGGACTCACACACATTGCAGTAGGCACGAAGATTCAGTTGACGATTGAAACTGGGGCGAGCGCAGCCGCCTACGTGTGCAAGGTCACTGCCTTCTACAGAGCGATCACGAATGGAGGATGTTTGACGTGAGCGTCTATCTCAACGGCGTAGACATCACAGCGACGGCGGGGGCCCTCGTCATCCACGACACCGACATCAAGGCCGATCTCGGTGACTACTCTGGACAGACGAACCTCCGTACGCTGCTTGCTGCGCTTGGAATCCCAGACACAGCAGGGAAGGCACTCTACACCTGCCTCGTGACGGACAGGCTCGACAACTCAACCTATGGACTCTCGCCGCTCCAAGTGCTGCTTGCCGCAATCCCAACAACCGCAATGCGCGGAACGGAAAACGCTGCCCTTGCATCTGCGTGGACGGCAGCCCTGGCAACGGCCTTGGCGAACTACACGGAGGTTCGTGCGGGATACATCGACAATATCTACATTGAGACTCAGCACAGATCCATGATCTTCCCTGATCTAAGTAGCAACATCGCTCTGACTTGTACATTCACGTCTGGTGTCGCTGACACATTCGGAACGTGGGCCGAAGTGACAGACAGTGGTGCGACGACCTTCAGTTCTCTTCTCTCCGCCATTGACGGGCATGTCTCAGCGCTCAGAATCAGATCGTTGAGCGCGGATGACAAACTCTATGCCATCGAGTTGGGGTATGGACCGGATGCCAGCACAGTCACGATCTTTGATGCCCACGAATTCGGATCAGGAACCAAGAAAATCGATTCCGATCAGACCGTGAGATTCAGGTCTCCGAAGATACCCGCTGGGCAAAGGGTCTACTACAGGATGAAGACGGAGGACACGATCAACGCCACGGCGACGATTGGATTGAGATATCACCTCGACACCTAAGAGGGGGGCCCGTGAAGAGAACAGCCAAGGCACAACTGATGCGAATCTGGCGACGGATACGAACCTTCATCAAGGCGATGGGGAAAGCCCAGTGACAGACAAGGAAGTGACCATGACATCGATATATGCGCAGATATTTCATGGGCAGATGGAGCTCATGAAGGACATGCTTGAACGTGGCGAAATGATCTACCGGGACCGAAACACTCCCGGCTACAGGCGGTTCAAGCAGGAGACGATGGCAGCGCATTACAGATCCATCGATGCCTTCTGGACTCTCATGCAACAGGGTGGATTCGTAGAGAAGTGTGAGTGCCCGGGCCGAGAAGCGAAGGCAATGGCACGACGGTGGTCTGACTGCGAACTCTGTGGCGGATCAGGTTTCAAGGCAGCGAGCGTGACCGAAGAGGAGGTCCCAGATGGGGCGACTCCAGTCGATCTTCAATAGGGCAATGGGCGCTCCTACTGTCATCAAGCAGGAGGAGGAAGGGACAAGTCGTCTCCTGCCGTCTTACCGGCCGCCGTACGACGATGGGCGAGTTCCGCGGCCCACTTGGATGCGTGACATCTTCAACGCCTTCAAGGAGCATCCTGCTGTCTTCACAGCCATCGAGAGGATCGGCTCGTCGATCGCGGACATTCCACTCATACTCATCGAGATGGAACAACAGAAGGAAGGTCGGAAGTTCCGCAACGCACGCACTTTCCACAGAGCATCCAGATCGAAAACCTATGCCGGCGTTGTCGAGAAGTGGGCACAGATCGAGGGCGGCAAAGTGATCAGGCAGCATCCGCTCCTCGATATCCTCGAGAATCCCGCGCCGACTTCCCAGCTGACCGGGCACATGATGAAAGCGGCCATGGTCGCCTACATGGAACTGACTGGCATGGCCTACGTCGAGAAGCTCTACTCGAAAGATGGCAACAAGAAGCTCGTCGGTCTGTGGCCGCTGATCGATCCGAGGAAGATGATGGTCGTCGCGGGAACACAGAGACTCATCGATGGCTACGTCTGGATGGGTTCGAAGGGCGCCGTCGTCTTCAAGCCGGAAGACATGATCTACATGCGGTCGTTCAATCCAGACAACCCGTTCTACGGCTACTCGCCGACTCAGGTGTTGAGGGTACTCATCGCAGGAGACCTGAAGGCAATCAACTGGAACTACATCTACTTCGATAATGGCGCAGTGCCGACAGGTGTTCTCTCTTCCGATCAGCGATTGGGCGAGACTGATATCGACCTAATCCTCAGCACTTGGGACGATGCGCATCGCGACGAGGAGGGTTGGCATCGACCTGCAATCTTGGGGCAGGGGATGGAGTACAAGGACATCGGTAGCAATCACAAGGACATGGACTTCCCTAACCTGCGCAGGTACACGAAGGAAGAGATTCTAGGCGCGTACGGCGTGCCGCCGATCGTCGCCGGAGACTACAAGGATGCCAACCGCGCATCCTCAGAAATCATGTATCGGCTCTACTACGAGAATGGGATCCTCCCGCGGTGCGATCAGATCGAGGATGTTCTCAATATGGCGTTGCTGGAGCCGGGAAGCGGATTACGTCTGGCCTTCGACCTTGGCGCGATTGAGGCGCTCAAGGGAGACGTGCTGGATATGGCGAAGGTTGGCGCACGGGTGATCAAGCAGTATTGGTCGGCGAACGAAGTGCGTCAGCTGCTCTGGAATCTGCCACTCATAAAGGGGGATGGCGGGAACGCGATCTACTCCCCAGACGGAACGGAGATCATTGGACAGGCCCCCGATCCTTCGGAGGTCGTAACTGGTGGGAATGCGAATGAATGAAGTGCCCGCTGTAAGAGCACGGGGTGGGTCCTGTGTTTCCTACAACCTGACGAAGAGAGTGAAGTGACGGTAGGAAGTAGGATGTTGCTCTACGAGCAACGCGGAACACAGGGAAAGAGGTGGACGAAATGCCACTAGACAAAGACGACTATAGGGTGCATTGGGTTGCGAGTGACTGCAGTACATGCATCGCAGGCATAACTGACGCGGGAGTCCTTGAGACTCTTGGTGGGCTGAACATCGATGTTGACTTCGCGACGGGGGAACCGATTGTAGTTGACATCGACGTTCCACTGGCGAGCGATGTGTTCGTGACTGGGATCGATGTTGATCTTCAGCAATCGGCAGGTTACACGGATTCGTGGAGTACGGCTGGCGGGATAATCGGCATTCGAGGCGATGTCCATGTTGACTACGTCATTACGAACGCCTACGGGGTGTTCGGAAATCTGTACATCGATCCTGCCGCGACCTGCACAGTGAACGACGGTTTCGGAGTGTACGGGAACGTATTGCTTGTTGGCGCCTTCACGGCTGGGGCTGCGACAAGTGAGATTGCGGCGCTCAAAGGAATCGTCGCTGCTGGATGTTCGGGGTCGTACGATGGCCGGGTTTACGGATTGGGCCTTGAGTACAACTCCACGGTGAACTACGACGGCGTCACGGCGTTGGTCTTTGGAGTGACGGCAGCGGGAGCGTACTGCGACTACGGTCTGTACATCCTGAACGCGAGTCCAAACATGACTGCTGGGATCCTGATTGACGACAGCGGTGTTGGATCGATTGTAACGGGCATTGCTGTCTCGGCGACCTGTACTACGGCTGCATTGCAGATTGGTATTGGTGGAACGGCTGCGGGAGACGTGTACTTCTACAGCGGAGAAGCCGCCGACAACTACTTCCGGTACAACTCGAGCACGGGTAAATTCGTGTTCGGTGGTATTACCGACTGGGGAACAGGTGCGACGGGTGTTCTGATCGACGGAGCAGGGTATGACTGGGTCTCGCAGACAGTGGGACACATCGACGCCAACCTGAACAACACGGCTGCTGCAGCGGCGTACTACGCGCTGACAGTTGGTGCGAGTCAGACTGGCAGCAACTCCTGTTTCGGTACATGGACGGAACTCTACATCTCGAACTCGGTTGACCTAACGGGGGCCGACAACTTTGCTGCTGTTTGGGGCCAAGTTGAAGCTGGGACTGGCGTAACGTTCTCAGATACAGGGTGCTTTACTGCTGGTGTTTATTCCAACGTCATTGCAGGAGCAACCCTTACGGTCGCTGCTGGCCATTCGTTGAACGGTGTCAGGGCGCAGATTGAAGTTGCCGCGATTACAAATGCTGGTAAATCAGCTGCGTTCGAATGCCTGAAGAACGGTGGGGTTGACTGGGACTACGGTATCTATCTTGCCGATGTGACGACTGGTATCTACAGCGAAGGCAAGATGGTCTTCGGTGGAGTCACTGACTGGGGTACCGGAGCGACTGGCACTCAGATCACTGGCGACGGATACGATTGGGTGAGCCAAACGGTTGGAAGAGTCAACACTGACATCAACAACACAGCGGCAGCGGCGGCGTATCATGCGTTGACAGTTACCGTGAGTCAGGCGAACAGCAACTCGTTCTTTGGAACTTGGACGGAACTGTACTTGTCCAACTCTGTTGATCTGACGGGCGCAGACAACGCTGCAGCCGTTTGGGGGCAGGTCGAGGCCGGTACTGGCGTGACCCTCTCCGACACGGGATGCTTCACGGCTGGCGGGTACTTCAACGTGAAGGCTGGAGCGACGCTCACGCTTGTCACCGGACACACGTTGAATGGTGTGCGAGCGCAGTTGGAAGTCGCGGCGATCTCGACTACGGGGACCGCCAGAACGGCCGCGTTCGAATGCTTGAAGAATGGCGGCGTGGACTGGGACTACGGTCTCTACATCGCGGACGCAGCGGTTGGTGTTGAGATCGGCGATTCTACCACGGGCATCAATATCGATGGTACGATCACCACAGGCCTCAATATGGAGCCTTCGGCCATGACCAAGGCGATTGCTGTCGGAGCAGAGTCCTTTGCCGCATCCGGTTTGGGCCTTCCGCTAAACGGCGTCACCACCCATGAAGGCGTCTCGTTCTACTTCGACGACGGCGGCGTGAAGCTCGCGGCTGGTTACACAGAAGCATTGCGAGCCGGATTCTTGGTCTCGACCGAGATCACAGTTGCTGACGTGTCCCTCTACACGGCACACGATTATGTGTACCTAGCCGAAGATGTCACTACGGCTGGTGGCGTAGGCGCAACCTGGGGCAGCATGTTGGTCAAAGCCGGGGTTACGATTACCACGTCAAGTGGTGTCTGCGACTTCAGTGGTGCTCACTTCACATGCGATGTTCCTGCTACCGCCGTGATTGGAACTGGCACATGGGCCTGCGGTGTTTCGGTCGGCGGGAATCTCGGCGGAACCCATACTGGCAATGCTGCTGGTTACAGAGTGCGCGTTCCTGGCGCTGGCAAATGGGACGTGGGGCTTCGAGTTGAGCCAACCGCTTGTGTCGAAGCGATTCAAGTCGGTACAGCGTCATACGCTCTATCTGGCTCTGGTATCCCGCTGGATGGTGTCACTCAGCATTCAGGGGCAGAGATCTACTTCGACGATGGAGGAGTGAAACTCGCCGCGGGCTATACCGAGGCGTTCCTCATGGGATTCTTGGTATCCACTGCGGTTACAGATGCTGCTGTATCGTGTTCAACGAGCCATGATTACATGTATCTTGCGGCGGATGTTGAAACTTCTGGCACGTTCTCTGGTGGCTGGAGTTCGATTCTGGTCAAGACCGGGGTGACGATCACTGCTTCTGGCAGCGTTACCGACTTCCCGGCTCATCATTTCTCGGTAGACGTTCCTGCTGGCGCTACGATTGCTGCAAGCACCTTCGCATGCGGACTTTCAATTGGCGGCCAGCTGGGCGGAACGCACACCGGCAAAGCTGTCGGATTCCGACTCAGGCCAGCGAATGGCAACTGGGACGGCCTTTGCGATATCACTTCGCAGGTGACCGGCGGCGCGAATGGCGGTGGGGCTGACGTTTACATCGATTGCTTCATCGATGGTGTTGCAGCCAGGATTACTGCCAAGATGGTAACGTAGGCATTGACGGGCGGGGGCTTCGGCTCCCGCCCCTAATCACCGCGGCATAGGGCCGCAGAAGCAAG